GGATGGGTTGAGAACTTCGAGCACAAGTCACTCTTCGCGGGTGACCTGGGTGTTGCCACAGGGGAGATGGGCACTATTGTCCGCGTTGTGAAGAAATCCAAACTGGCAGACATGATGCTCAAGCCGATCACCGATCACCTACACAAAGTAGGATACGTCGGGTACATCGATGTAGCGACGATCATCGGCGAAGACGGTACACCCTGGCCTCTAGAATTCACTATGCGCGATGGGTGGCCGATCCGCCACAATCTGACCTCGCTTATCGAAGGCGACCACGCGGAGTGGATGCGCGACGCGCTTAATGGCGAAGACACGCTGAAGATTAAAACCGATCTGGTGAGCGCTAGCGTGGTCATGGCGCTACCCGACTTCCCTTACTCGCGCGTCACGAACCGTGAGCTCTGCGGGATACCTGTCTACGGTGCCGAAGATATGACGCATTTGCACTGGTCGGAGATGATGATCGGCAATGCGCCGCGCGAAGTGAACGGAAAGGTGGTTGATTTGCCTGGACCTGTGACGGCTGGCGATTACACGCTAGTCGCGACCGGCACAGGGGATACCGTATCTGGTGCCCGGCGAAGCGTGTATGCCGCCATCAAAAAGGTTAAAGTGCCGAATAGTCCTTTCTTCCGCATCGATATCGGTTCAAAAATGCGGAAACAACTGCCCCTTTTGCAAAAAATGGGTTTCGCAACCGGAATGGAGTACTGATCGTGCCGATGAAATCGAAAGCACAAAGCCGCATGATGCACGCTGCGGCAGAAGGTAAGGTTAAAGGCGTCCCCGCCAAGGTGGGGAAGAAATTTGTCGAGGAGCAGCACGGCAAATCGCTTAAGCGCCTGCCGGAACGGAAAACCCGCAAATGACCGGCGAAGCGCGAAAGGCAGGCTTGGTTTCCGAAGCCTCAATCAAAGCCGCCCTCACCGAAGCTAAGGGGGATATATTCCTGGCGGCTTGCGCGCTCGGCTGTACCGCTCGTGAACTCGATCAGTACATTCGGCGCTCCGCTGTCTTGCAAGCGTACGCCGGGGCTGTTGAGCAGGTCAAGATTGATCCAGCATACTCGCGCATGAGCGTTGAGCAATTCGATAATCAGGTCGCCGATCTCGTGCGCTCGTTTAGAGTGGAAGGGATCAAGGAAGTCTACAAGCTGGCTACGATGGAATTCGGAGATAGTGCGGCCCTCGCCAAGGTCAAGCTCGATGCAGCGCTCGCCTTGAGCGCGGGTAGCCGCTCGGCCAGTGGCAACAGTGAGACTGAGAACGCCCTTGCGGAATTGAATGCTCTTTACCATCAAAATGCTCCACGCATCAAAGAAATTCGGCAGACCGTCATCACGATGCGAGATGATCGGGAATCGAGTCCACTAGTGATCGAACATCGCTCAAACTCTTAAGGGCCGCTTCGCGATCTTTTTGCAGCTTGCGCCAGTTCGGCGTTTCCGAAGGGTAGTGATTCAACCGCTTCAGGCCGATGTACCCGAATCGCGCCATCTCTTCCACTTGTGGTCGGAACCCGGCATTCGTTACCGCGCTTTTAGGCATGCAGCCGGGTTCAAGCCAGTCCCACGCCGGTATGAACTCGGTACGTTCCGGCGCGAGCCGCTTCTCGATATACCAGTGTTCGATAGGCTTCAACGCATTCTTCATTGAGCGCACCTGGCGCTCAGGCCAACCGCTCGCTTGTGCCAACTCGCTATTCGTCATTTGCTTGCCGCCGCAGTGATGCCATATCTCCTGGAGATACTTCACTTCCGGGTTCCGCAAGTCAATCTCTTCGTCATACATGGTCCAGATGACGGGATTCGGGATCACACCATACTCGGCGTTTTCCTTGTTCACCAGTTCAAGGCGCTGCATGTTGTACGGGCACTGCACCATCACGGTCACGTCGCAAGGTACTGATATGTGCGTATCCAACACGATCAGCACGCCGCCCTTCTCCTTCCAGCGGGCGAGTTGCGGATGCGACTCGAATATGTTTTGCTTGTACTGATAGAGCGGAATATCGGGAATCAACCGGGTGTCGAAAGGCACATAGTGTGCCATCGTTTGACCGCGGTTGAATACCACGTGCGTGAACGCTTCGCTGGCCTTGCGAAGCGATTCGGCAATGTCGGTTGTCGAATAGAGTTTCATACCGGAATGATGTAATTGTGATAGTGCTCATCAAGATCGCGCTGATCTTGAAGCCGGCGTTCAGCATTGATCGCGCGAAGGTTAGCGATCGCTTGCGCAACCGCGTTTTCGTGATCGATACGCTGGATAGATGCTTGCTCGTAAAACCGTTGCGTTTCGAGCGTAGCCGCGCGCCCGTGCGGTTCTTTGTGTGCGTAGATCATAAGTCATACTCCTTGACTTCCGGAAGCCCCAGCGCGCGGCGCGCGGCTTGGCGCACTTCGAACGTCACCGCGTGACCGAAGTCTTCCGGGTTCAGAAGACGGCGTGCTAGTGCTCCCAGTTCGCGGATCGCCTTCACGTCGTTGAGAAGCGGCTGATCGGCTGTCGCTTGCATCTTCCCGTAGCTACCTAAAGGTTCCTGCTGTGCTTGCGCCTTCGCAGCGGCTTCTTTCATCGCCGTTTCGTTGTGCGGATAGTGAATGTGTTTTTCGAGTTGCGTTACGCGTTCTTTCAACGTAGCAAACTCAGCAAAAAACCCGTGGTATTGAAGACCCGCTAGACCGTTCATTACTTTCTCCTTTTCATTGCCTTCATCAAAATGTCCTGTACGGACGCCTTAGTTTCTAACCGCTCCATGACATCTAAATCTACTGTGTCATGCGCCAAGATGTAGTGAAGGAACACCGGTCTGTTGTGTCCGGCTTGCGCTTGGCGAGTTGGGCCGATACGCTCGATGATCTGTTGATGCTCTTCCAGGTTCCAGTTCACTGAGAAAAACACAAGGCTGTTGCCGCCGTCTTGTAAATTAAGACCGTGGCCAGCACTAGCAGGATGAGCAAACAGAATCGGTATTTTCCCCTCGTTCCATAGTCTAATAGTTTCTGGATTGGAATCAAGAACGCGGCCGCGAGGAAAAGCGGCAGTAAGACGAGCAAGGTCATGCCGAAAATGGTAAGCGACAAGTACGGGGTTCCCTCCTGCTTCCTCGATAATGTCGTCAAGAGCTTGGATCTTCGCATCATGTACTTCGCTCCAATGTTTTGCGTCGTCAGTATAGATCGCACCGTTCGCAAGCTGTAAACATTTTTGCGTCTTGCTCGCTGCGTTTAACGCTTCAATCTCGGTTGGTCCGAGATGCCCTTCAAGTTCAAGAAACATCTTCGTTTCCATGCCGCGGTACTGGCGCATGGCTTTCGCGGGCAATTGCACTTCGATGCGATTCCTGATCGGCTCTTTCAAATCGAAGTAGTCCTTCGCATCAAGCGACAAACAAACGTCGCCTATCAAATTGTGGATCTCTTCTTGCGCGTGCGGCAATACCTCTAACCCGAAGCCGTCATAGCTCTTTCGAAACCACCTTTCCGAGAAAGCTGTAAAACTTTTCCCTAGCCTCTGGCCGCCATCTACGAACCACATCGGCCCCCACAAATCTTTCAACCCATTGGGCGCCGGTGTCCCGGTAAGCCCAATCCATCGGTCTACCTTCTTGTGGGCGACTTCCGCGAGCGCCTTGGCGCGCTTCGTACCTTGGCGTGTCCTGAAGCCCTTCAGCTTCGTTACTTCGTCGGCCACTATGGTCTTGAAGGGCCACGGGCGCGGGTTGTATTTGAACCAGTCGATCAGCCACGGTAAGTTCTCGTAGTTTGTAGTGAATATCGCAGAGTCTTCACGTAGGGCCTGCGCCCTCTGCGCGGCAGTGCCAACAATCGGCGTGATGGGTAAGTCAATAGACCACTTCTTGACTTCGTCGGGCCACGTACTCTGCGCAACCCGCAACGGCGCGAGTACGAGCGTCGGGGATCCGTCAGCAAGAGCAAGAGTCTCAAGGGACTTAAGTGTCGATACTGTCTTACCCAAACCCATTGGGACAAACGCATTGCAGCGCTCCTTTTCCAGAATGTGCTGAATAATTAGCTGTTGGTAGGGGCGAAGTTGCATTACCTGCCTGCGTTATAAACGAAGCGCATCAAACCGTACATGACGACGGCCCACATAGTTACGCCCGCGATAAGTAGCGACACGGTTAATCCTTTATCGATTTAATGAAGTGGTCAACACCTTCTTTGGTGTCGATCACGAACACGTTACAGCCCGCTGCGAATAGCTTCTCGTGCTCGCGCGCCTGATCATCGCGGAGCACCTTGCCCGGCGCTTTCAACTCCACGAAGTACACCGTGCCGAAGTACACAACAATTCGATCGGGTACGCCCTTGCGGCCTGGGCTTACGAACTTGCGTTGTAACGCGCCGACTTCGCGCACCCGGCGAATGAAATAATGCTCAATATCCCGTTCTCGCATAATATTCAATCGCCTTTTTTAGATCAGCTTCGCAAATCGCAATGTCACGTCTTGCGCGCTGGAAGTTGACGTGTAGTTCGGCCTGCTGCTCGGGAGTCAGACCGCTGGTGTTCACCATTGCGAACATGTCAAAGCGCATGCCGGCGAACACCAGGGGTTGCGCTATCTTCTTAACGTCGCTAGTCATCCGCGCCACCCGATTAGAAGCCCAAATGCGGCACCGATCAGCAAGACGCCGACGACGGTCCACAATTTCGAAACCGGCGGCGCGGGAGGCGCGAACCTGTGGTAAGGTCCGAACGCCTCACTAGTCGTGCGCGGCGTTGCGCGGTAATGCTTGTTGTCTTTTGAAAACATTTTTGTGATCTCCGTGTTGTTGAGCTAAGTATAGCAAATGCAAAACGAAAATACAACTAGTCTTTTCGGTATCGATAACCCTCGAACCCGGCAGCGGCCAGTGGTAGATTCTGTGCCCAGGGGGGCACGGCGGCGAGCAGCTTGGATAAGTGCTCAGGACCGTATAGCGAGTCGTCTGGCGCGTACGTGATCAGTTCATCGTGGATCCGCACGCGGATGCTGTAGCGCTCTTCCTCGATTCGCGGCATGTTGTAGAACATCACATCGCGCGCCATCGCCTGGCAGATGTTTTCGAGCAGCTTACCGCCGTAGGTCGATAGGCGGGACCACTGCCGCGAGTACTGATTCATACCCATGTAGCTTATCTTGCCTTCCTCGTCGCGCGGTGACGGATAGCACAAAGCGCGACCGCTTGGCAGAATGCAGCGAAGCCAATTCCCGTCTCGGCGAAATGTGACTTTACCGACCTTGAAGTCTTCGCCGGGGTTGCCAATCGCGTTTCGCGCAGCGTTCTCAAGCTTTGCCCAAATGCCGCTGATGGCGCTGTTCGACGTGCGCCACATGCGTTTAATCGAGTCGCAAACACAAAACGTGTCGTGCGAGAGACCATACGTGTTTCGCTTCGTCTCGACGGACCAATTCCAGAAGTTATCCGCTTCAGCCCATACGCTATCGTGAATCGCATCGCGCCCGGTGCGCGCTAGTTCATCCAAGTCGATACCGTACGTCGCGGCTCCGGTCAGGAACGCGCCTACGCCGCCGCCGTACGCAAGCATCAACTCCATTACCTTGCCAATCTGGCGAAGCTTCTTGGTGACTTCCTCGAGCGATACACGGAACGCTTCGCTGTAGGCTTTCACGTAAAGATCCGGACCGGTTCCCGCGTCGTAATCTCTGTACGCTTGCAGCTTCCATTGCTCGCCAGCTACCCACGCCGCAACGCGCCCTTCGATGTTGGCCAAGTCCGAAACGACGACCTTGTAACCCAGCGGCGAGATGATCACGCTACGCATCGTGTTGGATGTGAGTTCCATCACGTTGTCAGTGATCAGGTCCGCGCACCCCGCCTTGATCGCGTCAATGCCGATCTCGATAGCGGTTTGGGATATCGTGGGGCGCATCATGTTACCCGGCTGGAAGAGTCGATGCGCATCGCGGCCAGTGCGCGCTGCACCGTTGAACTGCGTCAAGCCGCGCAGATAGCCGTCTGAGGAAACGCTTTTGCTTAGGCGTTTGTACTTACTTACCGAACTCGTTGAGGCTTGGAACCTGATCGCGATGAGTTCACGGACTGCGCCGGGAAGGTTAGGGTCCGACAATCGCCGCTCCAATGTATCCGCGCGCATGTCGGGCAGGGAGACGCCGAATTCTCTAAGTATGTGCGCAAGAAGCTTATCTCGTTGAGTTGCTGCGGTGACAACTCCCGAAGTGGCGACCGTAACGTCTTCTGCCAGGAGGGCTTGCGCAACGTCAACCGCTTCAATCGCTTTTGATGCAAGATCCCTGTCGACATAGACACCTGCCATGTTCATTCGCTGATCGAGAAACCAAAGATTCAATTCTGCGGCGTTGTTCGGGTAGTTCCACTTCGGCATCTTGTGGTGCAGTTCACGCATCGCGCGAATGTCCGACTTGGCGTACTCCTTGAACTCTTCCCATTCTCTCGGGTGCGTCAAGCGAGTCTTGCGCCGCAAGATAGCATTCTTAGCCTGGGGTTTGCAAAACATCTGAATGAGTTGCTTGCCGCGCTTATCTTTCGCTACGCCGGCTTCGAGCTTGAATATCTCGCACAGCGCGCCAAGCGAACCCGGCAACCCGTGGGCGAGCGCCTGGACCATCGTGTCGCGCCATTTGTGATCGGGCATGAGTGAAAACAAAGCGGGTTGCGCCCATTTCATAACAGGCCTATCGAACATCGCATTATGCCAATAGTGCTCATCGGCATCTTGTAGAGCTTCTATAAGCACGGGCGGCGGTTCCGCAGCTTCAGTCAAATCCCAAAGTTTAACGGGTTCATCATCCACCGCATAGGGCAACAGCAGTACCTCAGCCGGCTCACTATAGGCGTGACTGCCGTTCGTAAGCGGCACTTCGCTGTACGTCTCTGTGTCAAGCCAGAGTTTCACGGAAGGACCTCGTATTCGGCTTCCAGAAATTTCTCAGTCCGCTTCCCTTTGAAAGTCCAAATACTCCAAATTTCAAATTCCGAACCGTAATTCTCCCCGTACGCGACAAGCCATTTCGCGACTTCTGCCACCGAGGGCAACGCGACTATCGGCGATTCGACATCGCCGCCTTTGTTTATAACAACGATCATGTTCACTCCTCAGTAAAAACCCCGCTTTCGCGGGGCCGTTTCGTTACGCCAAATCGTCAGCCTCTTCCGGCGCATCAATCGCGTCGAAGTCATCATCCTTCGCAACGCCCGCACCGCCGAAGCTATCGCCCTTGCCGGCGAACTGAATGCCGAGCAGCGAGGAGCGAACGCCGCTGTTCGTGCCCGCCTGGCAGTAAATCGAAACCTTGGCGTTGACATAGCAACCAGCGTACAGGCGGCCTTCTTTGCCCGTCAGCTTCGCAGCCTTGCCCGTGGCCGGATCTTTGATGTTGTCGAGCAGCGTTGGCTTGCCGTCTTTCTGCTTGCGGTGCGAACCGAGCGCGAACATACCCTCGAAGCCTTCGTACACCTCGCCGGACTTATCCTTCTTGTTCTTCGGGTAGCACCATTGCGTCTTACTGCCGCGCATGTCTTCCAGCATGCCTTCAGCCTTCTTACCCCAAAGCGTTGCCGCTTCGGTCTTGATGGCGCTCTGGATCAGCTTGTCGTTGTCGCTACCGGGTTCAACAATGAACGTCGCCGAGTGGCGGAAGTTCTTATTGCCTTCGTAGTCTTCGGCTTCGCCGAGTGCGGATTGACAAAATGCGATACGTACATTCTTGAGCATCAGTTCCATGATATTTCCTTAGCAGAGTTCTTCAGTATCGAAACCATCTTCGACGGGTTTAATTTCAAGTGCCGGACGTTTGTCCGAGTCAAGTGCAACATGCGGTTTGCCGTTGGGCTGCACGATCAGCGCTTCGATGTGCTTCAACTGGCGGGGCCGGTCTTTCATCACTTCCAGTATCGGCTTAGGCCCAAGAAGCTTGAAGCTGTACATTTGCTCCTGCTTCACGCGGAACTTCTTAAGCATTGCCTCCGCTTCTTCGTCGCTCACCCACTGGCGGTTACCCTTCTTGCCTGCGACAAGCTTCACGCCGGGGATCTTCTTGCCCGCCAGTAGTTCGAACTCGATACGTGCACGAACCGCTTTGATCCAGTCTTCAATAATTTCAAGTGCTTCGAACTTAGAACCTAATTCCGACGGCTCTAACAGGTCAACCGTGACGCCGGATCCTACAGGCGTTAGATCGGCGACATCTTCAAAAGAACGACCCATTACCTCCTCGATATGCGCAACGCGAGCCGGACAGACAGCAGCTGCTTTGCACCACCGGCAACCCTTCTCAGTTACTTTGAAGTCTTCCGTTTTCAAAGCGCGTTCGCCAATCATAGAACGAATCAGAAGTGCCTTAGCAGCAGCAGGTGACGCCACTGTTTCAATCCAATCTGTCAACACTTCAACCTGAATCGAAGGCGCTTCAATTGATTCCTTGCTCCGCGCCGGCTGTTCGATGATCAGATTCACTTCGACGAATTAATCGGTCAACGCGAACTTTTCAATAACGCCCGCTGCGTACATCATCAGTTGCGGATTGCGTTCTGCCGATACTTCTGAATAGCCGAATTTCGCGTCTATGACTTCGATAAACGGGTGTGCCGAATAAACACGCAGCACCACGTCAGCCCGACCTGTGGCACCCTTCTCGCCCGTGATGTGGTCGATAGGCACATCCTGTTCCAGGTCCATCGCGACGAGGTAGCCCAGGTTCTCATAGTTCCGAATCCGGGCACGCACGTTGTCGACGACGTTTTGCACATCGGCGGCCAACTCCGTGTGAACCGTGTAACCCTTACTTAATGTGTGGCCGGTGTACTCAATCGCGTCTTTCTTGAACTGCAAGCACAGAGTCAGCAGTTCGTGCTTGTCCGTACCTAAGTCGGCAGCGCTTGATGACGTGTCCGGTTGCCCGACTTCAGCGGCCAGTGAGTTTGCGCACGTGAGCCACTTCTCGGCCGACGACGGCGAAGCTATGGCGTGGTAATCAGGCATCGGCGGTCACCCTGTTGGCGTAGCTGATGTAGTCCGCCCACTGGCCTTCGTCCAGTTCGGTTGCACGCTTCACACCGAACCGCGAAAGGGCATCGATAGTGACGTCGCGGCCCTTGGCGGCAGACAGCGCGTTCGTTGCCTTCTTCACGTCGTCATAAGAGACCGGCGCGGATTCTGGCTCTGAACTCGGCGAAGTGTCGGTAGCGGTCGCCGATGGCGTCGGCACGTTTGGGACTTGCGCAACCGGCTCAACCTTTTTCGCTTTGGGCTCCTTAATAGCGGGCTTGATATCGTCGAGCGATGCAGCAACAGGATCTTGCGATGCGCGCTGATTCATCGCATACGTAAGCGCCAGTACAGCGGCCGTCAACGCGTTAATGCTTTCTTCCAACATATGTCTTTCTCCTAAGTGGTTTGTGTACCGCAAGACGAAATTTAAGTGACGATCCTGGCGCGTGTCAAGAACAATTTGCACTTGCTATTCCGTTTTGCGTTTGCTATATTCTGCTTACTTTAACTGAGAGGCGAAAACATGAAAGCATTTCACGGCGATCCGGCAGTAAAAGAGAAGTACTTAGCGCGTCTCAAAGCGCATCACGCGGCTGACGAGATAATTCAAGGAACTGGTTACGACGGTTCGGATGGCTGTGCGGTTGGTTGCACGCTCAACAAGTACGCTCACCGGGCTTACGAAAATGAACTCGGTTTGCCGCAGTGGCTTGCGTATCTTGAGGACGTGATATTCGAAGGTTCGTCTGCCGTTGAATTTCTAGAAGCTATCCCTGTAGGTGCAGATGTTGCCAAGGTTCAGTGGTACCTCGCCAGGGAGCGGCACGCGCGCGCGCGTGACCGTTTGCTGTCAAACAAAAAGCAGTATGCGCTTCAGTGCGTCGCGGCTATCGAACAAGTAATTGCGTATTGTGAACTTGAAATTAGCGGCTCGGCAGAGTCGGCAACGTGGCCGGAGTCGGCGCGGTCGGCAGCGGCGTCCGCTGCGCGGTCGGCAGCGGCGTCCGCAGCGCGGTCGGCAGAGTCGGCAGAGTCGGCAACGTGGGAGTCGGCGCGGTTGGCGCGGTTGTCGGCGTGGTCGGCGTCGGCGTGGTCGGCGTCGGCGTGGTCGGCGTGGTCGGTGGCGCAGTCGGCAGAGTGGTCGGCAGCGGCGTCCGCAGAGTCGGCAGCGTG